TGCTTCTATAGCCAAACCAGTATTAGTTAAGGATTTATATCCTAGTAAAGCTTCTAGGTTTGTTAATCGTTGTCGTTCTTCTTCAGTATCTGAATTTTGAGATGCTAGGGCTAATGTATCTTGTTTAGTTCCTAGAGTTATAGCTGAATCTTGATTGATATAAGTAGCAGATCCAGTAAAAAATTCTGCATAAAGACTACTGTCTTCTATGGTAAAATTATTAGTTGCTCCATCATATGTGTGGATTAAGGTATCATCAGTATAGGGATTTACTTTAT